CCCCCCCCTGTCAGAGAGACACCCCCCCCTTGTCACTGTGACACCCCCCCCTTGTCAGGGTGACACCCGAACAAGAACCAGTGAACAAGAACCAGTGAACAAGAAAAGAAGGGCGGCTGCGCCGCGCTCCACCAGAGCCGGTCGCCAGGCCGAGAACCAGGGGGCGATCGAGCTGCCAGAGTGGCTTGAGCCATGCAGGAAAGATATTTGCAAGTGGCTTGAAAACAGAAAACAGAAACACAAGCTGAAGCCAGAACTTTCAAGATTAACGATCAACGCACTTTTGTATGCAAAAGAAAAAGGCGTCCTAGAAGCTTATTGTGAGCAGGCTTCTGAAAAAGCCTGGCAATCGCTTGGTTTTGTAGGATACAAAGAGCTTGTTGACAAGCTTGCAATTCAAACTGGTAAGGCTTCAAGAAGTGATCAATACAGAAAAATGGAAATAGCGCCAATCCTCTACACCTTGAACTAGATGAATCAAGAAGCTTCTGAAATTGTATCCCAGATGACAACATGGGATACAGAAGAGATTGAAAACTCTTTCTTGTCATTTTGCACTTGCTTTCTTGAAACAAATCAAGGATCCTCTGGGGAATTGTGCGAACTCGCTGCCGAAGTTAATCATGAATGGTTCTTGCATCCACACAAAAAAGCTATATTTCATATAATAAAAAAAGTTGTTCTTGATTCGGCTAAGTCTCATTTGGTTGTGCCAGGCAGCATTGCAGTAATGGCAAAGAAATTGCTGCTATCAATGGGGTACACCGATGAATGCGATCTTGTTGATGGTGTAATTGAGTTTCCGTCTAGTTTTTTCAATGTTGAAGGTCTTGCTCTTGCAATTCCGCTATGGAAGGTGAAGCTTGCAAGAAATGGCCTAAAGGCAAATGCAGAAAAAATGCTCAATTTATTGACACGCGAGCCGAGCAAGTCCGTTTTTGAAAGAGAAATACCAGAACTTATTGAAGGCCAGCAGGAGATATGGCATGGCGCATCCCTGGTGGGAAAAAAAGATGACAGCTGGGAGTCGTCTATTCAAGAAATGTTATCGCCACTTCCAACTGATATTTCTATAAGCACTGGCTTGAGAGTTCTTGATGATGCAATACAAGGGGGAATTGCAAAAAGAGGATCACCATATTCGGGGCGCCTGGTGGTTATTGCGGCGAGACCTGCTATGGGGAAAAGTACATTCGCAATTTTCCTGGCAACGCAACTTGCCGACAGGCATGGAGATATTGCATTTTTCAGCCTTGAAATGTCTAAGGTACAGGTTCAAAATAAATCTCTCTCATGCCTTGATTACATTAACCTGAGCAGCGGCGGCAGGGTTGTAGATCCAATTAGAGTCAATAATATCAGGCTAAGGACATATAGCGCTTCGCAGCGCGAAAGGCTTGAAAGCTATCTGAAGTCCAGCCTAATTCAGCGATTTCATTTGTTTGACGCATCTTCCGTGGCTGTTAATGCTATTGCAGCAAAGATAACCTTGCTGGCCAAAACGAGAAAAAATCTATCTGCAGTTTTTATCGACTATCTCCAGCTTATTGAGGGATGTTCGGGTGATGGCCAAAATACAGAAGCTTCTAACATTGGCAATGTTACAAGAGCCTTGAAGCAGTTAGCAGTAAGTCTTGGTATTGACATTTTTTTGTTAAGCCAGGTAAATCGCGGTGTAGAGACCAGGACCGATAAAATGCCAACCATGGCAGATCTTCGTGCATCTGGTAGAATTGAGGAAGACGCGGATATTGTCATGTTTTTGCTTAGGCCGAGCTATTACGATCCAGGCAAAGATGAATATGAGCTTGCTGTATCTGTTGCAAAAAATAGACACGGAATTTGCGGAACACTGCAGTGCTCAATTGACCTGAAAAGTTCTGTAATCTTTGAAAAAGTTAAGCTATGCTGAGAGACTCTGCGCCAAACTGGTCAAAGATTTTTGCTTTAAGGCCGGATCTTGAGAGTCCGGGCTATCAAGAAACAGTTGCCAGCATGAAAGAGAGGCTTATTGATTACGAGCACGAAAGACTTGTAGAAAAAATAAAGCAAATTCACAAAGAGAAGCAGAGTCAAAAAAATAAAAATAGGGCCAAGCTTTCAGCAAAGCCATCAGGCAGTAATTCAGGGCTTGGGCGGGATCAGCTGACTGCTTTTACAAAGAGAAAGCGTAGCTAGGTTTGCCTGTCAAAAAGCCTTACCACTCTGGGGTGTTATGCTTTTCTTCTTTCTCTGCTGCAAGCGATTCAAGATCTTTTACTTCAATGCTTTTGAAGTCAATTGGAGGCATTGGCATCCTTCGATACTTTCTTGCGCTGTTTGCCTTCCCACTTAGGCCATTGACCTCGCAGTATCGCTCGTACCATTGCCTGACCATTCTTGGAGCTACAAATCCCTGCAAAAGGTTTGCAACAGCTGCCACGTCCTCGCCTTTTTCAAAAAGCAGGTTGGCCGTCGTCTTAAAAATCCTGTTCAGGCTGGTGGCGCCTTGCGTACTCATCGTGTTGCGCTGACACGGTTTTCATGCTACGATAGCTGGCGTCAACCAATTTAACCCATGGAGCAACCGCAAGCGCCTTTCACAGACCTGCAGCTAGCTGAGCTGCAAAAGCCGCTCTCCCAGGAAGTCGTAAAAACAAGAGAGCAAAGCGGAAGACAGCTTTCTTATGTTGAAGGATGGTGGGTGATTGCCGAAGCAAATAGAATCTTTGGCTTTGGCAGCTGGAATCAAGATATTGTTGAAATAAAGGGTGTGTCGGAGTATCAGCGCAAAATTGGCCAAGCCAAAAGGGATGGCTGGGGTGTTTCTTATATTGCGAGGGTGCGAGTCACTGTTAATGGCGTAAGTCGCGAGGGCGTTGGTGCTGGGCACGGCATTGATGTTGACCTGGGCCAAGCCCACGAATCCGCAATCAAGGAGGCCGCCACAGACGCAATGAAGAGGGCGTTTATGACTTTCGGCAATCAGTTTGGACTTGCTTTGTACGATAAAGAGCAAAGAAACGTTGTTGATCGTCCACCTAGTACAACGCCACTGACTGAAGCGGAGAAAAATACACAAAAGTTTGTCAATGCGCTGCACTCAAAAATGGTGCAAGTTGGTCTCAACAGCGATGGCATTGCAACTATAATGCTGATTCTTGGTGTCAGTGACTTTTCTGAGGTAAAAGAAGGGCTCCGTCCGCAGCTAATCGAAAGATTGACACCAGAGTATGCTGAAAAGCTTAATTCTGGTAAAAACAGCAACGGAGTCCAGGTTATGAATGTCACCAGCAGCAATGAAGTTAATCAGTAAATTTTAAGGTCTTGCCTATCGTTTTTACTATCTCAATCATCCATTAAAATGACCCAGCAAAACGAAAATACTGCAATTGTTGCAGAAGAAGCATCAGTTCTTTCCCGATGGGAAGCCGTCGCAATAAAAATTGCAGACGCCACTGAGCAGTCAGAGAAAAAGGAGTTTGACTATCGCGATAAAAAAGGCGAAAAGGCAGCTCGCTCATGGATTGCGCAGCTTCGCAAAATTAAGGCGGATGTCGAGCGTGCAAGAAAAGAAGCAAAAGCCGTTCATATTGAGCGTGGAAGGAGGGTAGACGAAACAGCAAAGCTTCTGACAGCCTCTGTCCAAGGTCTTATCGAGCCACATGAATCAGAAATCAAGGCAATAGAGGCAGAAGAGGCAGCTCGCGTTGAATCCCATAGGGCGGTTTTGGCTAAAATTGCGTTTCTTGCGCATGGTGTCACAAGCTCTAACGAAGCAGCAGAAAAACTTGCTGAGCTTGATCAGATTGATGTTTCTTCCTTGGAAGAGTTTGCTGTTGCCGGTCAAAACGCAAAAGCAGAGGCAGCCAAGGATCTCGGGCAGTTGTATGACTCGCTGTTAAAGCAAGAGCTTGAGAAAGAAGAACTAGAAAATTTAAGGAAGCAGCTTGCAGAAAAAGAAGAGGAGGAGGAGCGGCGGCGTATTGAAGTGGCAAGGCAGCAAGGTGTAGAATATGGGATTTCTATTGCCAATAAAGCGCTGGAAAGCTACTCACTTGATGTAGCTAGTTATGCAAAAAAAGTTGATTTTCAGGAGAGGGAGCCACTTACACTCCAAGACAAAAAAGATTTACTTGAAATTCAGCTTGCCGAAAGGCTTAAAAGACGAAACCCAGGCAATATGATAAGCGTAGATGCAGTGATCTCAGCACTTGTAACTGAAACACTTCATGAAGCGATTTCAATTGATTGGCGCTTGGTCCGTCGCGAAAACGATGATTCTGTGCAGTGGTAGAATGCTGCAGTCTTGCGGCGTCAGTCGATGGCAAGACCTATGCTAATTAAGTCCTTTCTAAAACAAATCACATGATGTCAGCAAGTGCCGATGGCTATGTCACTGAGCAACCAGCAATAAAAGAAAGCGACAAGTATGGAAAATTCATACAGTTGACCATTCGCGTTGCCACTGCCGGCAAAGAGGTTCATTACATAAGCTCTAGGTTTTATGGTAGAAAGATAAGGCCAATCGAAGAGTACATAAACAATGGCGACTATATTACAATGTCTGGATGTGTAACGTCAATGAAAGAGAAAGAAAAGGAAGATGGCAGGGGCAGGTACTGTCAAATATGGCTCAAGGATGCCTGCTATTCCCTGCCTCCAAAAATGGCATCTGATCCGCACTTCAGGCCCTCTCTCTCGTCCGACACTCAGGCGGATGGGCTTGACAATTTTGGCTTTGAGGGCGAGAATGAAACGGCTTGGTGATCGCATCGCTTAGGCAAACAGTTCACTTTTAATTCAAATGGCATCTTTCAACAATTGTACTTTCAGCGGAAATGTTGGACAAGATCCAGAGATTCGATATTTTGAAAGCGGAACGATGGTTGCCGAGTTCAGTCTTGCAGTTTCTGGCAGGCGTAGAGACTCAGAAACCCTTTGGCTTCGGGTTAAGGTCTGGGGCAAGCAAGCTCAGGCTATCGGTGATTATGTGAAGAAAGGTAGTCAAATTATTGTAAATGGCGAGTTTCAGCAGGAAAGCTGGGAAAAAGATGGACAAAAAATGTCAAAGCCAGTCTTGAACTGTCAGAACTTCACGCTACTTGGTGGCAAAAGGGCTGAGGCCAGCGGAAATGCAACCAGGCGGGCGCCCAAGCCAGCGCAACGCCCACCCGAGCCCGAAGAGGACGACGAAATTCCGTTTTGATTTGAATGGGGCATGGTGAAGGGTGCTCCTACCCCAAGCCGCTCTCTCCTGAAGCTGACAGGACCACTGCTCGGGCCGTGCGGTGGAGTTTCTCCAGACGCTTCCCTAAACGGAGTCTTGATTGAGGTGATGCGGTTCCATGGTTGTCATGCCAGCTGTGGCATCATCAAGAGCGGTCACCAGTAAGGCCCCAGCCAAATGCTCGACAAAAAAGATCCTTACTACGGCGCTCTTTTAATAGAAAACGCAAGGCTTCATCTTGGCACAGTCATGGCTGGCCAAGATTCGGAGCCTTTTTTCATGACAATGCTTCAGATAATAGAGGCCAAGGTTTATCTAAGATATACAACACTAAAAAACAAGCCGGTAACGCTCAACGGCATAAAAGACTTTCTTCAAAGCGTTTATTATGGACTTGGCATAAGAGACCTGAATCTCTTTATGTTAAACGTTGTCAAGTCATCGCTAAAAGAAAAGTCAAAAAATAAGTACGCGCATCAGTTCATCGAATGGCTCAAGGACCAGGACAAAGACTTCTCGTTTCCTCAGGAATACTTTGAATACAGAAGAGTAATGAAGATGATATTTTATGACAAAAGAATGTCAAAGATTATTAAAATGTCCTCATATAGCTGGGCGAGATTCATCTATAACACGCAGCCAGAGCTTTTATTCCAAATTGGATATGACAGAAAATACAAAACAGTCAAAGCCTGCTACTATGGCGAAGGTTTTGAGGAAAAGCGAGAAGCCCTGAAACCAATAAAAACTTACCAGAATCCAACAGATTTTCAAATCGGCCAGCTTGCTGAGAGTTTGTTCAAAAAGTTCGGTAAGCGCAAGTCGGCCGTGCTAGCCTCTGAGCTTCTGGCAAGATGCGATGCCAAGCACATCAAAAAGGATACTTGGCATTGACCCTGGAGTATCTGGGGCTATAGCCATGCTTGAAGGGCGCGTGCTTATTGACGTATTTGACATGCCAATAATAGAAACTCAAGCTGGAAAAAAGAAAAAGCGCAGAATTTCGCCAGAAATGCTTGTCGCTGAGCTTGAAAAATATGCTGGCTCAGTTGATGCAGCATATATTGAAGACGTACATGCAATGCCTGGCCAGGGCGTAACAAGCATGTTTACGTTTGGTGAAGCATTTGGGCTTGCGCGAGGGGTGCTGGCTGGCATGAAAATTCCCACCAGGCGGGTCATGCCGGTCACCTGGAAGCGTGCCATGAGACTGCCCCAGGGGAAGGACGCATCACGAGGGATGGCGGCTCAGTTGTGGCCGAGTAGCGCGGCGGCATTCAAGCGTCAGCGCGATGACGGTCGCGCCGAGGCGGCATTGATTGCCTTGTGGGGCTCTCTGCAAGCAATCTGAGGAAGTGGTTGCGCCATGGCGATTTTTCACCTATACTGCCT